GTGACTATAACTGTAACTAAAGAATCAACTACAATTGTAGATGGAAAAGGAAAATCAGAACGAATTGAAGCACGTATTGAAGCACTTCAACAACAAATCGAACAAGCAACAACGCCGTTCGAAGTTGAAAGACTCCAAGAAAGGCTCGCGAAATTCGTCGGAGGAGTGGCGATAATCCACGTTGGTGGAAACACGGAAACTGAAATGAAAGAAAAGAAAGACCGTGTTGATGATGCACTCCAAGCAACTAAAGCAGCTATCGAAGAAGGTATTGTACCAGGTGGTGGTACCGCTTTAATTTACGCTCGTGAAGCAATTGACCGCTCAAATATTGGAGCTGAGATTGTTTGGAAAGCTTGTGGTAAACCATTTGAACAAATTCTTGTAAACGCTGGTTTTAGTTCTACTGAAGCCCAAATGATTGGACTTAATCTAGACCCAATTAACAATTGGTTAGGTTATGACCTTAAAAGTGGAGTAGTAGTTAATATGAAAGTAGCGGGTATTATCGACCCATCTAAAGTAACTCGAACTGCACTTGAAAACGCAGCCTCAGTAGCAGGAACAGTATTGCTTACCGAGTGTGTTGTAGTTGACAGCCCTGAGGATAAGAAAGAATCTAATCCTATGGCTGGAATGGAAGGGATGTTCTAATGGGTACCCAACAAGTAGAAAAAAACATTCTAATCGCTGAGAGGATTCCACCTGGTGACAGGTGGAAACTTCTTATCGATAGTAAGGTATACGATTCACTTACTGAAACTCTAAATGCATATTATGTTCAAGCAACAATTAAACCTTTAGCGTTTAGACTTGAGCCTATGAATAGTAAGTTGTATATTGTTACTACAGAAGAAATAGAAATCCCTAAACCAGAACCTAAGAAATACAATTTGTATGGTGACCACTAAAGAACATACTTTACTTGTAGAAAAATATCGTTCAAAAACCCTAGATGAATATGTCGGGAATGAAAATATCAAGAGATCTATCCAACAATATCTCTCTCAAAATGATATCCAGAACCTCATCTTCTACGGGCCTGCTGGGACTGGTAAAACGACTCTTGCAAAACTTATTGTCAATAGTCTTAATTGTGACTACACTTATATTAATGCTTCCGATGAGCGTGGTATTGATACTATTAGAGAAAAAGTTTCTGGCTTTGCAAGTGCAGCATCGTTCAAACCGCTCAAAGTCATTATCCTTGACGAAGCTGACTTTCTCACCATCCAAGCCCAAGCATCGCTCCGAAATGTAATTGAAACATTTTCTCGTAATACTCGTTTTATTTTAACTTGTAACTACGTAGAGCGTATTATTGATCCACTTCAATCACGTTGTCAAGTACTTAAAATTGTACCTCCTTCAAAATCAACAGTTGCACAGCATCTTGCTTATATCTTAGATAAGGAGGAAATTCAGTACCAATTAGAAGATATTAAAGATATTACTAATCAGTTTTATCCTGATCTACGTAAATGTCTTAATACTATTCAACTATCTACTCAAGATAATAAACTTGTAATTGATAAATCAGTACTTGTTTCTTCTAGGTATATGGATCAAGTACTTAGAGAACTTGTTCAAAAGAAACCAAGTTGGTCTAATATCCGACAAATCATCCTAGATGCTAATGTTCAGGATTTTGAAGAACTATATCGCTACCTTTATGAAAATGCTGGTTTATATGCTAGCGGGCAAGAAGGAATGGTAGCAGTTTACATTAACGAATATTCATATCAAGCTAATTTTAGAATTGATAAGGAAATTAACGCAATGGCTCTTATAGCTAAACTAATAGAATTAGCTAAACCTAGAGTATTGTGAAACAGTTTATCAAATATACTTTAACTTGGATAGCAGGTAACCTGTCCATACCTTTTTGGATGGTAGGTCATGTTCATCTAACAACTAACGTATATGAAGATTTACACGAAATAATAGCTTCATTTGGTATGAATATCATTGTAGCTATTGGGTTTTATTTAGAATGGTTAAATCACAAAAAAGAAAATGGAAAATAAAATTAACATGAACTTTGACCTGAAAAATACTCAGGAAGTTCTCACTTTGTCAGGTGGTAAAGTATGGCAACAAGGATTTGTAATTCGTAAAGTATCTAAGTTTATTACAGGTACTTCTGAAGATGCCCTAGTCCCTATTCCTGTATTTTATGACCCTAAAACTGGCGAAATTCTCCAAGATACCCTACCAAAAGAACTGCGCGATGCACAGCCCGAAAACAATCTTCGACTGGTTAAACCAGATAACTCAAACTAAAGCATCTATTTGGGACTTCACGGAAGAGTCATGGGACTCTTGGAACAGTTATATGATTCATAGATATTTATCTATGGATATAAATTACATAGATATTGTAAATTATGTCCAAAAGATAAATCCACAAAATAAGAAACAAATATATTCCATTTACCGCGAAATGATCCCAAAACAAAAAGTTTGGCTTAAGTATGTTAAAAGTCAAACACCAAAGAAAAAAGATGAATTAGTAGAATACGTAGCAAAATATTATGAATGTAGTTTAGGTGAAGCCGATCACTATATTGATATAATTCGAGAACCAGGTATACGTAATATTCTTTGGGAAATGGGTGTTGACATAAAAGAACAAGATAAGTTATTTAAAGTAAAATAAAATGGAAGAACAAGTAGGTTACGGCAATTCAAAAGCAGTTGTAGATTTCGAACAAAAATATCCTGAACTAGCATACGAATTTCAACAAGTTCAAAAAGAACAATACGAATTGTTTGCTAGCAAAATGATGGACTATGGTCTTCAAAATATTGCTCTAGGTTCTACTCTAGAAAAAGAAGAAGACATTAACTTATCTATTACAGGTATTTGGCTTCGTTGTAATGATAAAATCAATCGTCTAAAAAATATGCTTCAACGTAATGGGATGAATTACGTTAAAGGAGAAGCAATGATTGATAGTTTTATTGACATTTCTAACTATGGAATTATTGCCCAGTTAGTTATGAGAGGTAAGTGGAAATGATAAAATTAATTATATTTGATTTAGATGGAGTTTTAGTTGAAGCTAAAAATCTTCACTATGAAGCCCTAAATAAAGCGTTAGGAAAAGAATATGCTATTAGTTGGAAAGAACATTTAAGTAAATACGATGGTTTAAAAACTAATCAAAAACTTGAAATGTTAACTAAAGAAAAAGGTTTACCTATTGAATTGCATTCTAAAGTTTGGGAAGATAAACAAAAATATACTTTAGAAGAACTTCGTGCTTTAAAACCCAATCAAACCCTACAATCAGTAATGTCTGCTTTAGTAGAAGATGGTTATAAGTTAGCAGTATGTTCTAACTCAATTCGTAAGACAGTGTTGACTGTACTTTCTAAATTAGGAATAATAGAATTTATGGATTTAATTATTTCTAATGAGGATGTTAAAAACAGTAAACCTCACCCTGAAATGTACTGGAAAGCTATTTCAACAATGAGTTACCTTCCAGAAGAAACACTTATTGTAGAAGATTCACCTTACGGGTTATTAGCTGCTTCAAGAAGTAAATCACATATTTTAAGAGTAAAAAATCCAAAAGAAGTAACTTACACTAATATCTTTAATAAATTAGTAGAAATAGAAAAAGGATACGTTATGAAATCACCTGCTTGGAGAGATAATAAATTAAATGTAATTATACCAATGGCTGGAGCCGGTTCTAGATTTGCTCAAGCTGGTTATACATTCCCTAAACCTTTAATTGATGTTAAAGGCAAACCTATGATTCAGGTTGTAGTTGAAATGCTTAATATTAAAGCTAATTTCATTTATGTAGTTCAAAAAGAACATAGAATTAAATATAATTTAGATACTTTTTTAAATCTTATTACTCCTGGTTGTAAAATTGTAGAAACTGAAGGTGTAACTGAAGGTGCAGCTTGCACAGCTTTATTAGCTAAAGAACATATTAACACAGATGCCCCACTTCTATTTGCTAATTCAGACCAACATGTTATTTGGGATTCAAATGAATTCTTTTATAAGATGAACGAAACTGATGTAGATGGAGGTATTTTATGTTTTAAAGGTACTCACCCAAAATGGTC